CTTTGAAAGCCTGGCGCATTTGGGGGATATCGTTTACGCTGACTAGCGCCTTGCCCTGCATAGTGCGCAGCAGCTCGGCCATGCGGTCGTACTGGTCAAGGCCAAAATCCACGCCATAGCCCTCGGTTCCGTAGTACGGCGGGTCTAGGTAGAACAGGGTGTGGGGGCGGTCATAGCGCTCTACGCAGGCCGCCCAGTCCATATGCTCAATGGTGACCTGGTGCAATCGTAGGTGAGCATGGCTCAAATCTTCCTCCAAGCGGAGTAGGTTCAAGCGCGCCTTGGACGTGGTGGCCACGCCAAAGGTCTGGCCGTCCACCTTGCCACCAAAGCCCAGTTTTTGCAGGTAAAAGAAGCGCGCCGCCCTTTGGATGTCCGTCAAGGTATCGGGCGGTGTGGATTGCAGCCAGCCATACATCTCGCGGCTGGCCAGCGACCACTTGAAATGCCGTACGAACTCTTCAAGATGGTTTTGCACCACCCTGTAGAGCCGCACCAGGTCGCCATGAACATCGTTCAGCACCTCGACCTTGGCGGGTTCTTTGAGGAAAAACAGTGCGGCTGCACCGCAAAACGGCTCCACATAGCACTCATGATCCGGGAACAGCGGCAGGATGTGCTGGGCTAGGCGGCGTTTGCCACCTACCCATGGCACCAGCGGTAAGGCTTGGCTGTGGAGCGGTTTCTTAAGAGGAGTCGGGGCGCTTTTGAGTTTGGTCATAGTTGCTTTCAACATTTGACGCTCGGTGGCGCGCGGGTGGGGGGCTCACGGCCCTCAAAACATTCAGTGTCCCGCAACGCGGGCACTTGATCTCTAACCTGGTGTATTGGGCTTCTGCCAGCTTTCTTTGGCATTGGCCACAACGAATTTCTTGCATATTCGGCATCTCCGATAATGGCCCGGCCTGTACAGGTGGCAGGGTCATCGGTCAATGCCGTGGTCATTCACGGCGGAGGCGGGGGCTTGAGGTGTTGACGCACCACAGGCCCTCGCCCTGTTTTTAGGTGGCGCTGGCCAGCTTGCTGCGCAACTCGTAACCCATCAAGGGCCACATCTTTTGCACAGCGTTTTGACGGGCGATCTTGCGGCCCAGCTCCGCGTCGAAGTTTTCAGGGCTAGCGCATGCGCTCTCACCAGTGACTGTGAACCCGTTGCGTAGGACAAGCACACAAAAGGTCAGTCCGCAAAGCGGTTGGGATGGATGCCAATCCAGTTCTTTGTTCTGCAATTCGGCCGTTGCGGCAGCGCGCCCATATACACCGTCTAGAGCAGTGAAATAGTGCTCGCTAGCGATGTTCGGCTCAATGTCGGCTGGCGTGATGCGCGGCGCGGTCAGGCCCTTGGCTTGGATTTCTTGTTCAATTTGGGTGTCAGACATAGTTTTCTCCAGGGTTGAATGAATGGTTTAAGGCATCTGCTGAAAATCTTTTGCGTACTGTGTGCGCTTCAACTCAGACTCATAAGCCTTGTGGCAGTGGTCTTTTTCGAGTGGCGAAAACATCAAGTCGATGGCGGGGCGCAGGCACCCCCAAAAGCGACCCTGCTGCTCCATACGCCAAGCGGCGCTGCTCATAGTCTCGTCGGGCTCGCCCAAAAAGATCACTGCATTGACCAACTGATCAAGCGCTATCAGCACGTTAAGAAGCCAGCGCGTCATGCTGGCCACACCGTATCAGGCAGGTCTGCCTCAATGTCCGCAATGCTGCTGGGCATGGGGCGCTTACCTGCTTGCACTTTGGTCAAAATGTCGTACGCCGCTGCCCAAGTGGCATCGCGCAGGTTGACGCAGGCCTGTCCCTCAGTCTTGAACTTGGGCACCGCACTGGTGGCGTAGGTGCAAGCCGACAATATGTTGTCGTAGTAACGGCTGCGCGCAAAGTCGTCTAGACGCTGCTGAATCAGCGCTGCAAAATTTTGTTGCAATTGCTCTGGCGTTAGCGGCGCGGGCTCTGGCGGGGGTGGCGGCTGCGGAATGTCTTGGTAAACCCACTGGCCGTCCACAAAATGCCGTGTCTTACCCTCGACTGCAGCCGGTGGATCCAACTCGGTGGCATGGGCTGGCACAAGCCATTTACCGGACTCTAAGGGGCTAGGGTCTGCAACACCTGCCGCGATCAGTTGATGGGTGTCTGGGTGGTAGTGATAGATGTTCATGGTGGTGCGTCCTTAAAATTTGATGCAGGCCAGAAGGGCAATGTTGCGTGGGCGTGTTTCTGTGCCGGTTCTTGGTGTGCCGTTGGTGCCATCTGAGATGAGGGGGGCATCCGTGTTTACGGTAACGTTAACGTTCGGGGTATTCCCGTGGGAAAAGTCGTTAGCCCCCGCACCGGCGACGTTTGCAGCCGAGCCGGTGGTGCTGTGCTTGTGACCTTGCACCTGGTCAAGCTGCGAAATACCAAACGCACGGTTGGTATCAATACCGCGACTATCGTCCCATCCGCGAATGAACTCGCCACGCAGATCGGGCACATTGAAGGTGGTCGAGCCATCGCCAATGCCAAACGGTGCGTTGTGCGCGGTGTGAACGCCGGACTGTGAGCCGGTGGTCGTAATGGCAGTGCCGCCTGGTGTAGCTGACAACTGGTATGACACGCCAGGAACAATAGATGCACCTACCACGTAATACTTCGTTGCGGTCACAAACCCAGTTGGCAACACTCCGGTAGTTGTAAATTCAACTGGATCATTCGGTGAAGGGGTGAAGCCAGGCCAAAAAACCACACCGGGAGCCGCAATGGTCATGGTGACCGTTGAAGACTTGTAAATGGCTGCAAAAAGAGCTGCATAAGTGGTGCGGGAGATTGCCGCACCGTTGGCCTTGAGGTAGCCCGCTGGGGCGGTGTTTTGAGCAACCCAAACGATGCTGGCCACGGGCGTGCCAATGGATGCACCCGCATCTTTGCGCGCAAAGGTGAGTGGCGTGGTGCCAATGGTGATAGCACCATTGCTGGTCAACATCCATTCGCTATCGGCATTGGCCGTTCCCTCTTCCACCCCTACGACAGCGCCCGCTGTCAGTTCTCCCGCACCGTCAGCATCGGTGGCCCGCGTCCAGGTGCCGTTGGCTCCGGCTCCCAATGTGGCCACGTAGTAGATGCCGTTTTGGCTGGCGGTGCTTTGGTTTTTGACCAAGATGCGGTCATTGGCTGCCAGCGCCACTCCGTCTATCGTGTTGGGTGCACCGCCATTCAGCGCAGTGATGTTGGCCGTGGTGGCCACGCGCACGCTGGCTTTGTAGTCCGTGGTGGCGATGGAAATCAAGGCCAGCACGGCCTGATAGATCTGGGTGTAAGAGCCGGGTACTGCTGGATCAAACGGTATCGGGGTCAGTCCTGCGAGTTTGATCAGGGAAAGTGCCTCCCAGATCAAACCGTTCATGTCTTTATCACTGACCTCTGTGGTGATCGGTGCCGTCTGCTGGTGCATCCGGTTGCCAGTACCAACGTGGGTCACATTCGCATCGCTTGTGGTGTAGTCCATGGGTTACCTCAAAATAAAAATGGGATTGATGCTGAAGCGGGCGGCTATCACGCGCTGCAGGTAGCAAACAAGGTCGGCACCGTTGAGGTCGCCATTTAGAAGACGCTGGCCCACGCGGGAGCCGCCAAAGGCTGGGGACTTGATGTAAATCGTTACCCACAGTTTTCCGTCGAGCTTGCCAAGGCGCTCGCCTACGCGCTTGCCAACACGGAACGGCACGTTGTAGCGAACGATGGCCTCATAGCCCAACCAAGCGCATATCCCCTCAATGGCACCTGGACTGGCGGGACTGGAGTCAAAATACTCAAGCACTGGCCCGCGCAACCTAGCCAAGAGCAGCTTGCGCCGGGTCTCTATCGTTTGGTTCACACCAAAGCAGGCATCTGGCAGGCCGGTAGCCTCCTCCCACTCGGCCAGGCGCGTGATGGTCTGGTGCGGTTGCCACTGCAAGGCGGTCAGATTGGCGAATTCGTGGTGCTCATGGTGAGTAAGCGCCATGGCTCGCATCACGCGCATAAGCACCGAGTTGGGGTTGCGCGGCCAGGCGTAGCCGGTTGGCAACAAGGATGCGAGGGCTTGCCAGAACTTTTCCATGGCTAAACAAATGTCACCGTACCAAGCGCCAAAAGGCTGTCATAGGTGCCTACGGTGAATACACCACCCTCGGTCAGCACCGGCGCGATGATGGCGTGGTTGTATTCACCCACCACACCACTAACCACCTCTTTTAAATGGGCGTGAGGAATGGAGCCACTAGGAACCGCTTCCCTGAAAAACAAGTCCTTGAGGGCCGCGATCACACCATTGCGGATGTCCGTGGTGTCCGGTGAAATGCTCAAGGTCACATTGATAGTCACTGCCGCTGGAATGATCACAAAAAGCTCATCCGGTGGCCCACGCTTGGGGTCGCGGATGTAGTCGAGCACCAGTTGCTTCTGGCCCAGCGTAGGCAGGCCTGGTGATGCGTTGCCATCAGCCATGATGATCACGCCCGCCGTGGTCGGGCCTGCTGGATTGCGCACGCCCCATGCGCGGGTGATGCCTGGGACTTGCAAGGCCCATCGGGCATAGTCAGCCGGGCTTCCACCCATGGGTTCGCTGGATAGCCGCTGTTGCAGACGATATATGACTAAGGGCTCGGTTTCCACGTCTGCCCCACCGGTTATGCCATTTGGCATATCCACCGTGAAGATAGCGTCGATACCTGCTATGGCCGACACCAGCGTCAGTTCGGTGCCACCTGGCAGATTGCCTGCCGCACCGGCCACCAAGGCCCGCACTGTGGCGGCAACAGTGCCACCGCCAGTAGCGGCCGTGTCAGCAACCACCGAATATTGACGGCCATCCGTTGTCTGCATGACGGTCAATGCCGTCAAAAGCGTGGCGGGAACGCCTGTGCCAGTGACGGCACCTGACGCTGCGGTGGCGCTCTTTTTCTTCATGCCGAAGGTTTCCAGCCAGCCAATGAGAAACTCGCCCGTAGCCTTGATTGGGATGGCCTGGCGGGCAATGAAGTCCCGCAGATAGCGAAAGGCACCATGCCAGCCAATGCCCTGCACCACGGACAACGCTTTGGTGTTGCTGCGCGCCAACTCCAGCTCGGTAACACTAAGTCCGCCAAGTGGTGATGCTGCCTGTTGGGCAGACGCCAGTGCCTGCTGCATCTGGCGTTCATGGTTGGCGCGAAGGTCGTCAATAGAGGGAATCGGAGTCCCCAAGGGGGTTGTACTCATTGCGCAAGCCTTCGGATGCTGGTGCCCCACAGCACGTCATAAACAGGGCTCACTTGACTGGGTTTGTAGATTGCGGGGCGAATGGCCAAGCGATCCTGGCGTTCACCGACCCACTGCGCGGTCACTTCGATGCGGCTGGCAATGCCATCGCGCACCATCCATTCCAGGCACTCAGACGCTGCGAATCGTGCGGACTCCAGCAGGTCGGTGTTGGACTTTCCACCATAACAAGTCCACAACAGCGAGCCCCATGGGTCGGGGCGGCCGTCGAAGTCATCACCAGTGAGTTCATCGCCCAACCAGCCACGGCGATCTGTTTCGTTGGCAGGAAGTTTGTCGTCAGCCGTAGCCCTGCGGTCAGTGAACAAGGAAATGATGATTGCCGTCTGTAGGGTGTCTTCCAGATCGACGCAATACGTCGCCAGCACATCGACGTGGGGCACTGGCACGCCATCTGGGCGCACAAAGTCTTTCCAGGGGTAATTCACCGCCGGGCCAGGCTTGACCAAGCGCCAATCGAACGGCACACCAAAGACGCTAGCAGCGACTGTGGAATTGGACTGGGGGCGCGTGGCTACATCAAACATGCAGCCAGTGTCTTAAACGCCGCTCAAATGGTCATGGTGAAACACTTCACCACAGGCACCCTAAGACGGCGGGCCGGATGAGCCATGCACGTGTGTGGAAACAGACTTGCCCGCGCCCACTATGTCACCGGTAGCGTGCACCGTGCCTGAGAAGGTGGCATCAGGTGTATTGAACTCCACCTTGGTGCTGGCGTTGACCCTGTACACATCGCAGTCCACTTGCACCACGCGCCCGGCCTTGAGGGTCACGCTGTGGCCTTCCTTGTGCCACATGGCCACCTCATAGAGTGCCAGCTCTGGACGTTCGGCCGAGCGGTCTAGCCGAATGATCACGGTATTCCCGTCAATTTCCAGCCTAAGACCCTCACCTTGTCCAGGGTTGCCAGAAAAACCGTAGTCTTGCGGTCGGGGAGTGCCGTCGCGCGCGTCGTTGGGAAGGCCCTCAACGCGGGCCGACTGCATGAAGCCCTCCCTCAGGCTGCGAACACGCACCCAGCGGATCAGGTTAGCCAGCATCAGCGAGCGCCCTGCGCACGGTCGCTCGGGCCGCGCGGGTGGTTGGTGGTGTTGCCCTTGTTACCCCAGTTCTTGCGCTTAACTTTGGTTTTTAGGGGGGCTGTGTCGTAGGCTTCAATGGGGCGCATTACTAACTCGGTCACATCACCCTCCTTAATGTCACAGGTTTGCTTCACACTACAAATCAACAACTCGGAACCATCCAGCCCAGCCACGTCGTCATAGATGGCCACGCGCTGATTCAAGGGCCACGGTTCTCCCTGAAACGTCCAGCCTTCCACCAGGTACCGAAAGCCGTAAGCGTGGCCCCGGCGCACGCGCATGGTGTGGTCGGCCTGTGTCTGCAACTCGGCTTGTGTGGTGTTGCCGTCGGCATTGATCACCAAGGGCAGATATCGCTTGATTTCATCGTCCTTCGCGACAGCTTTCAAACCTCGCGCCTGGTCGAAGTCCACCATCACATTGCCCTGTCCGAAGACAAAGTATTGGCTGTGCCTGTCTTCATCGTTGCCAATGGAGTCCATGGAAATGACGTTCTGGCCGCGCACGATGGCACCCTTGAAAAGCTTCTGCCCAGCCTTGGTCAGCAGCACTCGACCATTGTCGTCCCGCGTAACCAGAACACCGCGAAGTCGCGCTGCACGCGCGATGGCATCTAGGGCGGTCTCACCGTGGTTCAGCTTGAAGTCCACCACTGGGTCTCCAATGTCGGTGTCGACCACCAGTTCAAGGCCGAACGGCCCCAAGATGTCTTTGATGATGCGGTCGATCTTGACGTTGCGCCACTGGCCGCCCTTAAAAATCGCCGAGCAACGAATCAAATCACCCGCACGATCCCTGCCGGTGACCCGCATGCCGCAGTCATTGCCACGATAGAACGGATCGGCGGCCAGCACATAGCCTGTGATCACCTTGCGGCTGCCGATGAGGATTTGCACCTCATCTTGGCGCTTGATGTTGGGCGGACTGCCTGGGGTCAGCGACACGGGGATGGAGAACGTCCCGGCCAAATTCTCTAGGCTGCGGTCTACCTCACTCTCCAGCCAGCCCTCATAGGCCTCGCCATTGACCACCACAGTGATCTTGGCGTCATCGCGGGTGTACTGGGCGACCATCAGTCATGCCTCATGACGCGCAGCGGCTTGCCAGGCGGCACCAGCAGCGGGTGGGTGATGTGGGGGTTCATGTCCAGAATTTCATCGGCATAGGCCACGGTGCCGAACAGGCGATAGCTCACCAGCCAAACTGGCATCCAGCCATCGGGCGTGTAAGTGGTCAGGCGCACTAGGTCGCGGCTACGGTCGGTAATGTCGGCCAGCGAGGCGGTCAGCAGGGCCAGCATGGCATCGTGCCAGGCAGAGTCCGGCAGGTTGTCACTGGCAGCCTGAGTAGAAGCCCGCATGAGTAGGCGCACCGCTTGGTCATTCACCTTGGCCCGCAATGCCAGAGC